AAGCTGAAGCTCTTTTCCATGAAATAGTAGTAGAAAAATCAAGAGATATCTACGAAAATTTAGCAGATGGAGAAGTAAAAGCAGAAGCTAAAGAAGAAACTAAAGACGAAGCTAAAGAAGACGACAAAAAAGAAGAAGTTAAGGAAACTGAAAAGTCTGACGAAAAGAAAGACGAAAAAGAAGTTGACGAAACTAAAGAAGATAAATCTGCAGAAGAAAAGATTAAAGACGAAGGAGTCTTTTCTAAACCTGCACCAACACTATCACAAGCACCAGTTCAAAAAACTGATGAAGAATCAATTGAAGAAATCGGTGGCGATGCTACTGACGAATTAATTAAAGATATTTCTTCAGATGAAGAAGGCGAAGGTGATGTGGCGGCTGACGAACTAGGACAAGATATGGACGCTGACGGTGAAAATGGTGAAGAAGGATCTGTAGAAGATAGAGTTGTTGATTTAGAAGACGCTTTAGACGAACTAAAAGCAGAATTCGAAGCAATGATGTCTGATAAAAATGGTGACGATGATGAAGCAGAAGAAACAGCTTTAGCACCTGTTATACCAGCACAAGAAACTCAACCAGAGATGTCTAGATTTGAAGCAAAAGCAAAAGAAGACAAAAAAGATGTTGTAAAAGAATACAAGATCAAAAAGTCTGCTGACAATGCTGACCATGCTGACAGTAAAGGATCTCCAATAGCAAAAACAGGCGGTGCAAAACAAGGCGGAACTCCAGTAAAAACTGGTAGTGGCGCTGAAGACAAAGGAAGACCAGCACCAACTGCAGAAAAAGTTAAAGGGGAATTTGCGAACAGTCCGGGTAAAGACAAATCAACTTCTTATAAAAAAGAAGTAAAAGCTGATACTAAAGACGGTTCAGACAAATCAGGAAAATCTGTAATATCTGGCAAATAAGCTAATATTGAGATTTTAAAGGAGAGTTTGGATGTCATTATATCTTAGAGAACACCTAACATACGATCAGGCTAGAATGTCTATCATACACGAAGGCAAAGATGGCAAAGATTTGTATATGAAAGGGATCTGTATTCAAGGAGGCATTAAAAATGCCAATGAAAGAGTTTATCCTGTTAATGAAATAGGAAAAGCAGTAAAAACTCTTAATGATCAGATTACATCTGGTTATTCAGTTCTTGGAGAAGTAGATCATCCAGACGATTTAAAAATTAATTTGGACCGTGTGTCTCACATGATTACTGAAATGTGGATGGATGGACCAAATGGATATGGTAAAATGAAAATTTTACCGACACCGATGGGCCAACTTGTCAAAACAATGTTGGAATCAGGAGTGAAACTAGGCGTTAGCTCTCGTGGCTCTGGTAACATATCAGAATACGGTAGCGGCGAAGTTTCAGACTTCGAAATCATAACAGTTGATGTTGTGGCCCAACCTTCGGCACCAGGAGCTTATCCTACGCCAATTTATGAACATCTTTTAAACACAAAAGGTGGACATTTGGCAAAGGGACTGGCGGCGGAAGTTAGAAATGATGTAAAAGCTCAAAAATACCTCAAAGAGGCACTAACAAGTATAATAAAAGGACTAAAATAATGTTTGATATATCAAAACTAGTTGAATCGGGAGCAATATCAGAAGATGTGCAAAAAAGCATCGAAGAAGCTTGGGATTCAAAAATAAAAGAAAACAAAGAAGTCGTAGGTGCTGAATTAAGAGAAGAATTTGCTAAAAGATACGATCATGACAAGGCAAACATGATTGAAGCCATCGATAAAATGATGTCTGAGAAGTTAAGCGAAGAAATCTCTAAATTTATAGAAGATAGAAAAGCACTTGCACAAGAAAAAATTGCTTACAAAGAAAATGTAGGCGCTCACTCTGCCAAATTACAAGAATTCGTTCTTACTAAATTGTCAGAAGAGTTAAAAGAACTACATGGCGACCGTAAAGGTGTTCATAATAACTTTGGTAAAATGGAAGAGTTTGTAGTAAACGCTCTTGCAAAAGAAATCAAAGAATTTCATGAAGACAAAAAAGGCGTTGTGGAGACGAAAGTTAAACTAGTAGCCGAAGCCAAAAAACAAATGGCTAAGATGAAAGAAGCTTTCATAACAAAATCTGCTAAAGTTGTAGAATCTGCTGTGAACAAAAAACTTGCTGAAGAGTTAAAAGCTCTTAAGGAAGATATTACTACAGCTAGAGAAGTTAACTTTGGTAAAAAAGTATTCGAAGCGTTTGCGAGCGAGTATCAGGCATCTTACTTAAATGAGAAATCTGAAACTAGCAAATTAATGAAAGTTGTAGATGAAACTACACTTAAATTAAAAGACGCTGAGAAAGCTGTCGATGAGAAACAAGCGGTGATTGAATCAGCGTATGCCGAGTCCAAAAGACAGGCAGATTTGATGGAACGCAAGGAAAAGATGGCTGAGATGCTCAAACCATTGGGCAAAGAAAAAAGTGAAGTAATGAGTCAACTGTTAGAATCAGTTCAAACAGCGAAACTTGAAGCTTCATTTAACAAGTATCTACCTCACGTAATGGCGGACAAAGCAGTTCCAGGAAAAACGAAAGTTCTTTCTGAAAGCGGCGGCGACAGAGCGAAAAGGGAAGATGCAGAAATAACAAATATTCGTCATTTGGCGGGTATTTAATTTAAACTAAAGGGGAAAGATAAAATATGTCAGAAATATTTGAATCTAAATGGGCAGAAACTAAAACTGCTCTAACTGAAGGTTTAGCGGGCAACAAGAAAAAAACGATGGATGTCATTTTAGAAAATACTAAAAGATATTTGTCAGAACAAGCTACTGCAGGTGCTACATCTGCTGGTAACGTTGCTACGTTAAACAGAGTGATTCTTCCAGTAATACGTAGGGTTATGCCTACTGTTATAGCGAACGAGATCGTTGGTGTACAACCAATGACTGGTCCGGTTGGACAGATCCACACACTAAGAATAAGATATGCAGATACAGTAAGTTCTAATACAACTGCTGGTGAAGAAGCATTATCTCCATTCAAAATAGCGAAAGCATACGCTGGTAACCAAACCAACGCTACACCTAAAGCGGCTTCAACAGCATCTTTAGAAGGTACGCCTGGTAAAAGATTATCAATTCAAATCTTAAAACAACCAGTTGAAGCTAAATCAAGAAAACTATCTGCAAGATGGACTTTTGAAGCGGCTCAAGATGCTCAAGCACAACAAGGTATCGATGTAGAAGCAGAGATCATGGCGGCATTAGCTCAAGAAATTACGGCTGAGATCGACCAAGAAATCATTGGTTCACTAAGAACATTAGCTGGTTCAGCTAGTGAAACTTATGACCAAGCGGCTGTTTCTGGTACTGCAACTTTCGTTGGTGACGAACACGCGGCTATGGCTGTGTTAATCAACAGAGTAGCAAACCAAATCGCTACAAGAACTAGAAGAGGCGCTGGAAACTACGCAGTAGTATCTCCAACAGCTTTGACTATTCTTCAATCAGCAACAACTTCAGCATTTGCTAGATCAACAGAAGGCACTTTTGAAGCACCAACTAATACTAAATTCGTTGGAACTTTGAATGCGGCTATGAGAGTATACGTGGACGCTTACGCGGCTGACGGTACTTCAGTACTAGTTGGTTACAAAGGTGCAAGTGAAGCAGACGCTCCGGCGTTCTACTGTCCTTACATTCCTTTAATGTCAAGTGGTGTTGTTCTTGATCCTGCAACTTTCGAACCGGTTGTTGGCTTTTTAACTAGATACGGATATGTAGAGTTAACAAACACTGCAAGTTCACTAGGTAATGCGGCTGACTACGTTGGTTTAGTAGCAGTAACAAGTGCTAACTTAAAATTTAAATAGGCCAAGGCTTATTTGGAAACAAATATAGAAATGGGCGGCTTTATGTCGCCCTTTTCTTTTGTAGAGAGGAATTAAAATGCTTAAAAATAAATGGCTGTGGGCAGTTGTTGTAGTTGTCGTATTAGTTATAGTATGGCAAACTGGAATATTTACTCCAGCAGACGTACCTGCTGTAGACGCAGGGTAATTTAAATTACATATAAGGGCGATGTACCAACACCGCCCTTTTTTTGTGACGGCACTTTCATAATTTAAATAGCTATATGGATATTAATATAGGAAATGCTCAACCATTTTTTCTAATAGCAGGGCCTTGTCAAATTGAATCGCAAGAACACGCATACAAAATGGCAACTGAAATTAAAAAAATTACTGACTTTGTTGGTATAGATTTAATTTATAAATCAAGTTTTGATAAAGCAAATAGAACTTCACTGCATGGTAAAAGAGGACCAGGTATAACTGAAGGATTAAAAATTTTTGATTATCTAAAATCAAAAATGGATATTAATATTATTACAGATGTACATACAGTAGAACAATGCGATATTGTTGCACCACACGTTGACGTACTACAAATACCTGCGTTCTTGTGTAGACAAACAGATTTATTATTAGCCGCGGCTAACACAGGCAAGTACATTAATGTTAAAAAAGGACAGTTTCTAGCACCATGGGATATGGCTAACGTTGCAGAAAAATTAACAAGTACAGGTAATAAAAATATTTGGCTATGTGAAAGAGGTACAAGTTTTGGATACAACACTCTTGTAAATGATATGCGAGGGTTACATGAAATGAAAAAAACAGGTTACCCGGTTATTATAGATGCTACACATAGTTGCCAACAACCTGGGGGTAAAGGAACGTCATCAGGAGGCAACAGAGAACATATACCTGTAATTGCACAGGCGGCTGTTGCTGTTGGTGTTGCTGGTGTGTTTATGGAAGTGCATGATGATCCTGATAATGCATTTTCAGATGGGCCAAACAACTTACATTTAGACGATTTAGAAAATTTATTAATTAAATTAAAACAAATAGATAAAATTATAAAATAATGCATCACACATTTCATCACATACCAAAAACAGGTGGTAGTACATTAAGAATACGTCTTGAAGACCGAGCAAATAAAAAACAAATAAGCAAATTAGATTATGCAATTGGACACAACACAACTAAACGCACACCTGGCACACACTTTACTTGGTTACGTGATCCTTTAGATAGAGATATATCACAGTTCAACTATGATATGTCAAAAGAAGAAGCAGAGGCAGACACATTTGAAAAACATTGTCGGCTATTAGCTGGTAATTTTATTACTTTATGGGTGTACAAAAATTATCTTTTACACGATCCTAATGTAGATATAAATTCAAAATATATAACTGTGCAACAATGTTTAAAAAATAATTTTCAAAAAGTTTTTTCTGTAGAAAATTTTGAACAAAGCTGGAATGAAATTGCTGACCTTCTGAAAATTGATAGAGAACCAAGACTAAACATAAACAGAAGTCATACTGATTACAAAAAATACATTGACAAAAAAAATTTAAGTAAAGAATTTCTCGAATGGCACAGAAGTTATAACAACTATGATTATAAACTTTTCGAGGAGTTTTGTACGTAGATAAAAAATTATTTTCACTATCACAAGACGCACAAACCAAATAGTGTAGTTTTATTCATAAAATAGACTTCTAAATAATTCTAAGATTCGATTGAATCTTATTATCAAGGGAGGTCCAAATATGGATATCATGATAAAAATAAAGGGATGGGCAAAAGGATTAGCTGATGTAGGCGTAAGTCTAATAGCATTAGGAATCGTTTTAGAAATTCTTTTTAACGGTCAAGGTGTTCCGTTCTGGCCACATATTTCAGTAATAGGAAATGTACAGGGCGTACTTGCTGGCTTTTCAGATCAAGGTTTGGTCGGATTAGTAGCAGTTTGGATTTTATATCATATCTACAATAGAAAATAATATAATAATCTAGAAATACGTTAACCTCAAGATCAAAGAGTGGTGTAATTATAAACATTACACCGCTCTTTTTTTATGGCTGTATTATTTTTACCAAATGCTCATAAATACTAACAGTTCGACAGAGCTCTACACAAAGTAGAGACTTATGCGGAATCAACCGCGTAGCGAGTAGAACTCGCATTAGGCTCTGAACTAGGAGAAAACAAAATGGGAAGACCAATCAAACCAACGTGGATAGGTAATGCGGCAGGAAGAATCGAAGTCACTGGAGCATTCAGTACTGAAACAACTCAACCAGATGGTTCAGGTGCTGAAGCACTAGTTACAACAACAGGTTCATACATTTCTTCGCAAAGATCAAGTAGCAGATTCAAAGTAGTATTCACATCTACTGACGGATCAACTACACTAACTCAAGTGTTAGATTTGAAAGCAGTTGCGACCGGCTCATTAACAGCTGGACAATTCTGTGTTCAAATTATCCTAAATGACTCAACTGTTGCTTACGTAAGTAGGTTCTATAATAGTACCTTACATTATGTAACAGCGGGTGGAGCAACAGGAACTTGTACTTACACAAGAGGCGTAGAAGGCACTGACGAAGCTCAAGCAGGATCAGGTGCTGGATCAATAGACGTAATCTAGTCCACAATCGACACGTGCTTATAATAAAGGGGAGTTTAGGCTCCCCTTTTCATTTTATATAAATAATAACAAATGGCAAAGACTTTACGTACATCAGGTGATTATACAATCAAAACAGGCACAGGTGCGGGTGGCTCAAATACTGTATTTTTGAACACAAAAACAACAAGAGTTCAAGGAGATTTTGTTGTTGATGGTACAAGAACAGAATTAAACACAACAACAATGTCTATTGAAGACCAGTTTATAGAAGTTAACAGAGGTAACTCTACTGCAGATTCAGAAGATTCAGGAATATTTTTTAATAGAGGTACTTCAAACCATGGACTATTATATTGGGACGCAGGAGATGATGCTTTTCAACTAGGTACCACAACAAATGCTCCAACAGTTTCGACAATTGATAATATAACTTTAGCACATATTAAAGTTGCAACAACACCATCTCATGCCAATCATGCGACATCTAAAAGTTATGTAGATAGCGTGGCGTCGGCGGCAGTTCGAATATCTGGTGATGATTCTTCAATAGTTGAACTAGGTGGTTCAACTGACACTTTAAGTTTATTAGGTGGAGAAAATATTTCTAATACTACTGTGGTTGGTGCAGATTCAATTACATTTAATTTAAATCATGATTTAACAGCAATAACATCTATAACATCAGATACATCAAATGGTAATTTAACTTTAGTAACAAATGGTACTGGAGATGTAGTAATAAATGATACATTAACATTTTCAGCCGCGGCTTCAGATCCGACGGCAGGATCAGTTACTAAAATTTATAACAAAACAGTAGGTGGAGGCGGTACTGGAGTGTTTTTCATTAACTCAGCAGTGAAATCAGGTACAGCAGATGAACTGATAAGTAAGAGTAAGGCTACAGCTTTAGCGATAGCATTAGGATAAAAAAATATGGCAATAACACAAAAATTATGTAATGCAGGACTTACAGCCGGTGCTCATGTATTTCAGGCATCACAAGATACGGCTGTTACTACTATACATTTATGTAACATCACTAGTAGTGATGCTACTGTTAACATTTATATTTTAAAATCTGATGGGTCAACTACTGTTCCAACCGAAAACATGAAAATTTACAATCAATTAACTATACAAGCAACTGATACATTTATTGTTGATACAGAAAAAATGATTTTATCAACTAATGATAAAATTTATATAGAAACTCCTGACTCTTCAGGATTAATTGTTGCAACAATTTCAACTATAGGATTATAATACTATGGGTAGATTTGTTAAAAGTCCAAACATAGGCAGAGACGGATTAGGTATTACAATTCCAAACGTAACTACTGCTCAAAGACCTTCTGGTACTAATGGACAATTAATTTACAACACAACAACATCAACATATCAATCTTATATTGGTTCAGCATGGTACAATATATCAACCGCGGCTGGAGAAAAAACTTTAACTATTGATCGATTTCAAGGTGACGGGACTACAACTGTATTTGGTAGTGGTGCAGGAAATACTTTAGATGGTTCAACTGCGGCAAGTTTTAGTGTTACTGTAACAGATGTTTCAGATATTGTTGTATTTGTTGGTGGCGTTTATCAAGTACCAACAACAAATTATACTATATCAGGAAATCAAATTACTTTTGGTTCTGCTCCACCAGCCAACGATGGTGCAACAAGCGGTCATGTCATAACCGTTATTCATAACTTACATAAATTAGGCGAATAATTTTTATTGAATTAATCCGAAAGGACGCCAGGAACCTGGTTTTCCACCTTTAATACATACCCAACCAACAGGATGATTAATACTAGGTTTTTCATTCCACACAATTGAGCCTGTACTCCATCTACCATCAGTTGGTTCTTTTTCACCTGAAGCAAATGTTCTTTCAGCAAATTTAATATTGCCATCAACATCTAAACTTTCTTGTGGATATTTTACACCAATACCCAATTGACCATATACATTTAATTTAACAGGCTTACCTGATTCTGCTCCAACAACTACATCTCCATTAGCTCTACAAGTTAATCTTGGTGTAGCATCTGTTCCAATAGCAAATGCAACGTGAGTATGTGTTCCAACAAATGCATTTGATTCTTGCATAGTTGTAAGAATTTCATAACCACCTGAGTTTACTGAAAAGTCTG